ATGCGATGAATAAAGATTTAATAAGATATATATTATGCGTTTTATTGCTTATATTTAGCTTACGTCAGTTGCATAATTATAACGACACAATAGGGTTTTTATTTTTAATTATCCTATTTTTTTCAGTTGCGTCCAATCGCAACACATAGTTTTGATTAGTTTTTGTTAGTTAGAAAAAGCCAGGTAAAATTATTTATCTGGTTTTTTTGTATCTTATAGCTGTGGATAGCAACTTACTTGGCTGTACAGCTGAATATAAATTTGCCACTATGGCAATGGAAAGCGGATTGAAAGTTTCAATGCCCTTGCTAGATTCCTCACCCTACGATTGCATTGTTGAATTACCTAATTTTAAACTAAGAAAAATACAAATAAAATCAACAGCAAAACCAGTAGTGCCTCGCGGAATACATGTTACCCTACATACTACAAATAGATATTACAGATTAAATGAGGTAGATTACTTTGCAATATGGATTCAAGTTTTTTCTGGTTTTTTTATAATTAAAAATACTGGAACTAACAGCGCATTTAAATTTACCAGATATGGAAAATATTCAAATAATTTTAATAACTTTGCAATTATAGATTAATCTTTTTTCCCGATAGATTATTTTTATTCGTTTTCATTATAAAAGTGCTACAAAAAATTGTGGCACTTTTTTTTTATCTTTACATAAAATAAATATTATGAAATTAAAAGCATTAATGTCATTAAATCATAAAGGTAAAAATTATGATGTAGGTGACGAAATTAAAGTTGACGAAGATAAGGTTCAAGTTTTTATAGACAAAGGTTGGGCTAGTAAAGAAGCCAAGTCAAAAAAAAAGGAAACCAAAGAGTTGAAAAAAGAATCAATAGAAACTAAAGACGATGCGTCAGAATAAAATTAACACAACAACTGGGTCTGAAATAGTATCAACTAACGATCTAAAATTATATGCTAGAATTGATACTACAGCTGATGATTCCCTTATTGCTAAAATGTTAGTGCAAGCTAGAATTTGGTGTGAAAATTATATTAGTAAAGACATTGTTGCAAAAAATAGAACGTACTACATAGATGAATCTAAAAGCGGTATGTTTGATTTACCTTTTGCGCCAGTTTCTAGTATAACCTCAGTACATGTTGACAATGTTGCAACTACAGATTTTACAGTTTTAGGATTAGACAAAGAAACTATCGAATTAGACAATGGCCCATCAACTAACATAAAAGTTGTTTATGTAACTAGTGGTATTGATAATAATTTATTACAACAAGCTATTTTACAGTTAGCTGCAACCTACTATGACCATAGGTCTGATATTTTTGATGGTAATTCTAAAATAGGCGTAGTTGAAATACCAACTAGTGTAAAAAATATATTAAGTTCTTATAGATCAATGTTTATATAATGGACGCTGGAAAATTAAACGATAGGATTACAATAAAAAGATTAACTAGAGTTAGCGATAATTTTGGTGGCTTTAATTCCACATTAGCTGACGTAAAAAGCGCATGGTGTGAGTTTAAACAAGTTTCTGGTGAAATAGAAATGGAAAACGGTAAACGTCAAAGAAGCATTGTTGCTGAATTGATATTAAGAAAAAAAACAGCTGACGATATTGTTGTTGGCGACATATTTGTTTTAGAGGGCCAAACTAATAAATTTAGAATAAACGAAATGTTTGAATCAGAATTAAAATATTATGTTAAAATTAAAGCAACAAAAGTAGATTAATGAATGCAACTGTAAAAATAAACCAAAGTGATTTAAACGAACTTAATAGAAAATTAGGTTTTTTTAAAAGTTTAGATAATAAGGTTTTACCTACAGAATTAGCTAAGACGGCATTTGATATTTCAAGAATGGCTAAAAAAAATGTTGCTGTTGATACTGGTGGTTTAAAACAATCTATTACGCCAGTTATAAAAGGTAAAACAGTTAGCGTTGAGGTGAAAAAAAAATATGCGCCTTATGTAGAATTTGGCACTGGTAGATTAGTAAGTTTAGATGATATGTTAGAATTAGGAATACCAAGCACATACGCAATGCAATTTAAAGGTAAAGGGTTGCGTGAGGTGAATTTACCAGCTAGACCATTTTTATTTAGTAGCGCCAGAATAGGTATGCGTAACCTAATAGATAGATTAACAAAAAGAATAGAAAAAATTAGATAATGTTAGAGGCAATACATTTTGTGCGTAAAGCAATTATTACAAAATTAACAAACAATGTTAGTATTGATTCAGCTAACGTACCTGTTTATGGGCGTGTTCCAAATAACGCATCTTATCCATATATAAGAATTTATTCAGTTTCTAATAATGAAATAGATCGAAACGCAACACAATTTAACATGGAAACTATTACAAGAATAGAATGCGTAGCAAGATACGTTTCTGACGATGGTGGCGAACTTGACGTTAATTCAATGGTTTCACAATGTTTAAATTTATTAAGAACAAGATCATCAAATTATATTAATTTATCATCAGACGGTTTTACTGTTTATACAAGTACAAATGACGGTGTGACTTATTTAGAAGATGATTTAACAGATCATACATACTATAGAGGTATAATAGAATTATCAAACCGTATAACACAAAATTAAAATGGCACAAAAATTAAGCGAAGAAACGCAAGTAAAATTAGATTTAAAAACAATAGGCATTATTATTGGTGGCGCAATATCATTAGCAAGTATGTATTTTGCTTTAAAATCTGATATTGCAATGGCAAAAGAATTACCAGAACCAGAGGTATCTAAAATTGAGTGGTCTTATAAAGACGAGCTGGTGCGATCAGAAATAAGCAATACAAATGAAAAGGTTGAGGGTTTGGAAAAATCTGTTGGTGAAATTAAAGAACAATTAAATAAAATTGATGAGAGATTATATCAAATATCAAAAAAATAATAAATGAAAAAATTATGTGTAACAATTGCATTTTTGGTGACTTTTGTGAGTTTTGCTCAAAATAAAGATGACATAACTGTTATTTATTACAGTGCTAAATTTATACCAGATGTAGATTTATCAGATTATGAAGATTATAATTTGCAAAAATTTTACATTGATAGTAAGCCAAAGGTTTTGACAAAAGAAAAAATTAAATATTTACCTACTGTAATATTATACAGTGACGGTGAAGAAATTTTAAAATTAGAAAGTGATATTAGTTTAAAATTAAAACCAGAAAATTGGAGAGATATATTACAAGAGCATATTGGGGATTTGTTATCGCAACGCTTTTAACTTGTAATGTATATAGTCAATTTGAACCAGATAAATTAAGTCATTTTTTAGGAGGTTATTCAAGTGGCGCATTCGCTTATGAATATACTTATCAAAAAACTAATAATAAAAATAAAGCGTTTGTGGGCGGTTTGTTAGGTTCTTTAGTTGTTGGTTCAGCAAAAGAATTTTACGACAGCAGACAGCTTAATAATAGCTTTGACAAAAATGATTTACTAGCTACTTTTACTGGTGGCTTAATAGTAAGTTTAACATTTAACATTTTAAAAAAAAATAAAAATGAAAAAATACATAACAATCTTGTTCGTAATTATCGTAAGTATAAGCGTAAACGCGCAAGAAAAAAAAGATAATATATTTAAAAAAATATTTAAATATTCTACGCCTTACGTCAGTTATTCACAATCAAACAGTTTACAAGGTGTGCAAACATTTTATGTAACACAACAATCAGATTTAATAGAAACTACTGTTAGAAATCCAGAAAACTTTGCATTTAACTTTGGTTTGCGTAAACTAGCTAGATTTGGTTATGAGGAAAAAATAAATTTCTACGATGGTAATGAATCTAAAAATGTTACACAAAATTCTAATATAGGAAGTGTTGACGGATTAGAATATTTATTCAACGTTTCTAATGGCCGTCAGCAAGGAATGGAATTTACAAACAGACAATATTTTGTAAGATACGTTGCTAAAAATTACATTATAAAAGCCGAGCATTTAAAAAATGAAATTGTAGATATTGAATATAATTCTCTAGATGTAAGATTTAAATTACCTATAGGTAAAAGATTAAGTTTTGCTGTAGGCGCAATAGCACGTACAAACCCAGTAGCGTATGGGCATAATCCAATACAAAAATATTTTGATGATGGCAACAATTGGTGGGATTTAAGCTATGCCATAGGACATACCGATCAACTTTTTGAAATGACTGATGTTAGCACTGGTGAATTTTTAGGTTATGATTATTTATGGTTTGATCAAAATGGCGTTCAAATAAGTTCATCAGATGAGGATTATAGACGATTGCATTTTGGTAATATTGTAAATCAATTTAATGCTAATGAACTTGCACAAATAGGTGACTTTACTTATTTATCTGGCATTGCATCATTAGATTATTATTTTTATAGAAAAAACATTTGGATTCATGGATTTATAAATGCATTACCATATCATAAATTGTTAGATGGTGATGAAAGATATTCTTATGATAATTTTATTGGTGATGACAAATGGCTAGATGTTCAGGGTGGTATTATATTCGGTTTTCGTATAAACAAATGGTTTGGATTATTTAGTGAATATAATTACCAATCATATTGGGGCAAAGAATTACAAAGTATCAAAACAGGTATAAACATTAGATTATGATAGAATACATAAAGCATGCAACAGGTTTATGTGGTGAGCCACATGTAAGTTTATTATTAATTCTATTTGTTTATATAATAATTAATTTTAGGTATAATAAAATAAAAAAATATGACAAAGAATTTTAGCAAATCAGAATTTGA